ATAGGTTGATTTACTTGCCATTTATCTACATTAAAATAATCTTGAAGTTCTGCTATACATTCTAATATAACTTCTTCATTATTATAATTTCTAAATGCAGTGATTTCAAAATCAAGAGAAAAATTAATTACAAATGCGTCTTTAATATTAATAGAATCAGTTAACATTCTATACTGTTCTAGATATGTAGATAGATTTGTTTTTGTAGCTGTATTTAGAGTTGTTAGGTTTTTATTTGAATCATAACCCAATGTGTATAAATTTAAAGCTAAAGGATTAGGAATACGATTTGGTTCTGTTGTTAGAGGTGAAATTTGATCATCTTGGGTAATATAAGCTTTAGCTACTCTACCAAAACGAGCGGGCATTGATAAAGTTCTAACTAAATAGTCATCTTTAGTTACAGTTCTTTGTTGTGCACCAAAATTAGCTATTGTATTTTGTCTTATTTCTTCTACTGAATCACCTGCTCCTCCACCTTTTGCGGCTTCTGGGTTTGTAGATGATACTGAACTTTTTATAAAATTCAACATTGAACCATTTAAATTAGGTTTATTAACCGTAGTTATGGTTCCTATTTTTGTAATTGTATTTGAATTTACATTAGACTCTAAACCACCACCTGTAACGTATGTTACAGTTAATGTTGTGTTTGCTGGTACTTGTCCGTATGCTTTAGTGTATAAAAAGTTTGATGGGTCATAAGCTACATCTAGTTTATTTCTTCCATCTTTAATTCCTAAACCTATATTATCTGGATTTGGTATAATATCTTCATCAGCTTTATCACTTACTCCTGATCCAAATTGGATTTCAAGTTGATTGTTAGTTTTAAATCTAGATATAAATCTACGTGGTGTTCTTTTAACTTTTAGTAAATAAGGGGTTTGTTGATTAAAACCATATAGTTCAGGATCATTAGCTGCTGTATTTTCTATTTCTTCAAAAGTAGTATCTTGAGCTAAATATGGTACTTCGGTCCAATTATTACCTTCAGAGTCTATAATTGATTCTATAGAAATAACATTTGTATCAAATAATGTTAATGTTTTAAATCTTTCAGCACTACCAATAGAAAATGTTTGTGTTTTAGTTTCTCCAGATATAGCTTTAACTGATTTTTTTAATAAATAATATTCAGGGTTATTTGAACCATCAAATTGGTATACACTTACTGTTGTAGGGTCGAATGAAGATGAAAAATCAAAACTTACTTTTCTGTCTGTATAAAATTTAGGACCCTCAGTTGATTCAAAAATAGAATTAGCTTCTATATCTAATGCGTAATTAAAATCAGGTTTATAATCTCCACTTACTAAAATAGATGGTACTAATTGAAATAAATCAAGATCAACAGAAGCAGCAGTTGTTACTTTAGGTTTATAACCCATAGCATACGCTAAATTGTATAGGTTTTCTTTTTCTTGTGCTAATGTTAAAAATGATTCTCTTAATTGTGTATCTGTGTAAAAAGATAAAACATCACCTACATACGATGCTATTTCTAAAAACATCATTCCAGGATTACCTTCACTAAAATCATTAAAGTTATTAGGAAAATATACTTCAGCAAATTCTATTAATTGGTTTTTAAAAGAGTTATAATCCTTGTTTAGGTACTTAACATCTTTATATTGTGTTTTATTTGATACTTTATTGTAAGCCATTAGTTAAAGTTTAATTGTATAGCATCATTAGTTCCATCTAAATTAAATCTATATGTTATTGTTATAAATAATTTATGTTCATCATCTTCAAATTTTACAGATGTGTCTATTAAAGATATTTCTGGGATATAAAATACAATTTGGTTATTTATTCTTTCATTTAATTCTTCTGTATTTATACCTTGTTCAAATAATAATTTTTTTAGACCTACGCCAAAATTTGGTTCATTAACTCTTTCACCCGCTTCTGTAAGAAGTAAATTTATTAAATTGCTTTTTACTTGTTCTTTTACAGTTTGGGTTCCTTTAAAAATATTAACTTCATCCAAAGGAAACGCTACCCCTATCCTAACATTTTTATTAGAATCTAATGGGTTTATTCTACGTACTCCTTGAATTAATGGCATATTTTATAGTCCTTTTTTCTTATTAATTGCTTTCATTAAACCACTATAATCTCTTGTTACAGCATTAGCTACTGATTCAGGCATTCCTGTTGTATCCATGTGGGTAACCCCTCCTGTTGTAAAAGGTTGTGATAAACTTACGGGTGCTTGGGCTGTTTGGGTGTTTGTATTTCCCATAGCTGTTTCATTTAATAAATCATTTAAAGTATTATCACCTACAAAATTTTGTTTTTGCATAATAGGTTTTTTACCCATGATTTTTTCTTTTAAAGATGATTGTTGTGGAACTTCAACTTTTCTTTCAGTGTGTTCTACTATAGATGGTTTAAGTTCATCACGTAAGTCTTCTTTAAGTGATTTAATTTCTCTACGTAACGCATAATCGATTTCTTCTCTAACTACTTTTCTAATTAGATCTTCAAAAGTTTTTGCTTTCATAATGTTAATTGTTGTTTGTTAATAAATATAAATAAATTCTAGATTTTAAAACGTCTATATCCTATTTGTTGGAAATTAGCGTTATATATTTTTTCTATTACTTCATCCTTTCCTTGAAGCTGTAGTTCATTAATGATTCCTGTGTATAAACTACCTAAACCATCAAGTGTGTTTTGATTTAGGGTTCCATCTGGGTTTAATAAATCAGATTCTGATAGATTACCTTCAACTATATTCCCTTCTGAATCTGTTATTTCGTCTCCTCCTATATTACATTTTTGTAGATATTGTAAATAAGATAATTCTAATAATGTTAATAGAAAATTAATAAAATTAATTAAAGTTACTAATGCTACTATAGCTGCTGGTACTATAATAAGTACAGCCAGTGCTTTTTTCCTATATTTTGATGTAGATTTACCCAATGCTTTAACAGCACTATCAAAAAATTTAATTTTTACCCTTGCTTTATCTATTAAATCTAATAATTTGGGAATAGGTGCCCCTGGTATAGCGAGTGATGCTGTTAGAGCTAATATAAGTACTTTAGCTATTCGAATAATTGTATTTAATAATATTAATAAAGATTCTATTTTAGTGATTATTCCTCCTTCTTCATCAACTATTTTGTTTAATTTTTCTTGTATTTTATCTAATTTATCTTTACCCCGGGATACTTGATTTTTTAATCTATTTATTTTATTTTTTAATTTATTATAATTGGCTGTGAGTTTTTGTTCTGTTTGTGGGCTACAAACATTAGATTTAAATTGTTGCTTTATCTGTTCTTCAGTTGGTAGTTGTTCTTTTACCTTTCCTACTTGTTTATTAGATTGTTCCCTTAGCTCATTTTTAGCTTCAAATATTTTTTTATCTATGCCATTCTCTAGTAAAGATTGTATTGCTGCTACTGCCATTTTATGCTAATTTATTTATTTTACTTTTGATATCTTCTATTTGATTCTTTAATTGAACTATTTCAGCTCGTCTTGTACCTAATAACCCATCGTTAGCTGGGTTGGGGGCTGTTGGAGTACCTGGGGCACCTGTTATAAATGATACTTTGTAAATCATATCGTCCATTAAACCATCTATTACATCTAATATATCAGATAATAATTGTCCTGTTTTATCTCCTAAAAGAACAGGTTCTGTAGGTAAATTTCCATTTGTTTGTAAACCTAAATAGATATTAGGGGAATTGATTACTAATTTGCTTTCTTTGTTTTCACTTGTATCAAAATGAATACTTCCATTTGTACTAAATCCAATAGCTTTATCTGAAAATAAAAGGATAGAATCCTCCTTAGCATTAAATAATAATCTATCAGAATTTATTATTACTTGCTTTCCTTGATAAGTGGATGGTGATTTTGGTACGTATGCCATTTTATACTTGTTTTGCTTCTGTTATTCCATCTTGATAGACTCCTCTTCTTTCCCCACCATATAAATTATGAATTTCATCTCTTGTAGAAGCTAATGTTGTTCTTTTTGAGTTAATTATTTGGTAAGATACATGAATCCACGAGTTTGATTCTTTTTCAGGGAATTCCCATATTAATTGATTCCAAGAAGATAAATTATTAATACACCAATTAAATACATCTTTTGTAGAAACTCCAGGTACTTGAAAATCTATAGCCATACCAAATACATGTTCTGAGTTTGTACTTGAACCTAAAGCTACACATAATGTTTTACATCTATAACCCGATGTTATTACCATATTAGGGTATTGATCAAATATTTTATCACCCACATTTTCCATTAACTGTTTTAGATTATTAATTATTTGATCTCTAGTGGGAAAACCATCAATACCCGGTGCATTGTTTATACTCAATCTTTCTGCTTCACCTGACTTTAAAAAATGTTTTAATATAAACCCTCTATTTCCTATTTCTATACCTGTATCTATATCTCCCGTTGCATCATTGGATTCTATATTTAATATAAAAGATGTATCACTAACAGATATAGCATGTTATCTGTGTTTTCTTCTACCTCATAATAACCTACTTCAGTTTCTTCTGCTAATTGATCAAATGGGGAGAGTTCGTCTTCTTCTTGAGATTGTTCTTCTTGAACTGGTGGTGGAGTATCTACAGGTTCATCTTGTATTGTTTCTATTTGTTCTTCTTCCTCAGGTGGTTCTGGTTCCGTGATTGTATTTAAAATAGGGTCTGTTAATTTTTGTTCTATTGTTTGTGGTTGTTCTAAATTAGCACCAAATGATTTTTGATTTAAAGAAGCTGGAATAAAACCAGCTATTTGTTGGTTGGATGTTAAATAAATACTTGATGCATCACCATCTATATTTTCTATTGTATGTACCCATCCTTTTTCATCTAAATCTTCTGATTGACCATTTCTAATAATAGTGATAGGATCACCTGTTTGACCACCTTCACTCCATCTGTTTTTATTTTCATCTGGAATAGTGTCTCCTAAAGTAGTAGAACCAAATCTAATAGAATTACCAAACCTTCCCTCAATAATCATATCACCTTCGTATGGTAATAAAGGTTTTATATTTAATTGTTCACTAAAATATTTTCCTAATGTTATATCAGTGCCCCCATCGTCTACTTTTCTAACTACACCATTTTCTGTTTGTTGGTAGTCGTTTGATGTATTTTCTTCGCCTAATCCTTTTAAAGAAGGAAGAGCATTATGGTGGGGGTGATTCCAAATATTTACTTGTGGTAAATAATATGTTGATAAAAAATTACCATTATATATATTTTTATCTTTAGTTGATAAAATTAAAACTATTTCATTTATTAAAGGATAATATTTTAAATGGGTAAATAATGGTTTGGCTATATTAGCTGTTTCTGGGTTTTCTAAAGGTGTATTATCGTCTACTTTTGTATAAAATATAGTCCCAATAGAATCATAACCACCTAATTCCACTGCTTTGGGGTGGTTTAAATCTAAAATAATATCAAGTACCCTAACAGCTATTAATTTTCTGTCACTGGATACTGATATTTTTTGGTTACTTTTATTTGACTTAACTATCGCCATCTTGGTCAGGTGCTTTTATTTGTTTAGGTTCTTCAACAGTTTTAGCTATTTCTTCCGTTAAGTCTTGAAGCTGAGCCATTTCTTCTTCTGTTAATAATCCACCATCACCTGAATTTGCTGTACCTGTAGATAAGCGTTGTACAATGGCTGCCATTTTTATTAATGCATCATCGTTTTTGACACTAATTTCCATGTATTCTTTTATTAATGGAACTACAACAGTGGCATCACCTAAAGATTGTACTAAAGGTTTTAATTCAGATATGAGTTGAGCTAATTGTTTAGCTTTTTTCTTTTGATTACCATGAATATCTTTCAATAAATCAGAAAAAGAAACATCATCAAATAATATTTGGTTTAATGGATCCATACTATTTTATTATAAATATGGGAAAATTTAAACTTTTACATATCCTGTTTCGGCATATTCAGTATAAAGTCTTTTATATA